GCGCCTGTTCCACGAGAGGGCTCACCGTCTCCGGAACAACGACGCCGGCGACGCCCAGATCCAGCGCAGCCGTGTCGAGCAGCATGCCGATCTGAGTGTCGTAGGCAGTTGTCGTCAGACGCTTGGCCATCTTAAAGGCCGTGATCAGTGTGGTAGTCGCCATCGTCTCACCCCGTTTCTGTTAGTTGAGGGTATCTTCGCCGCTCCAGTCCTCAGCCGTGAAGATGTGATGCCCGACATGCCCGCAGCGCACCCGGCTGTCGCAGTACAGCTTCAGACCGGCCTCCCGCGCACGGATGCAGAACGAGAGATCCTCGCCGAAGCCGCCGACAGGCATGAACGGCATCAAGCCGAAGCGCCCGGTGACTTTCTCCACAGCGTCCATCGTCATCATCACGCAGCCGAAGCCGAAGGCCTCGCACTCGAAGATCTGATCCTTCGGGTAGTCGGTGTAGGTCTTCGCGACAGGATCCAGTTTCCCACCTTCGAGGCGCTCGATGCGGCATTCTTTATACACGACCGGAGAAAATGGCGGCTTGCGCTTGAAGTACAGACCGCTCACGATCTCATGGCCGGCGTCCAGATCCTCGCCGAGCTTCCTCATGGCGTCCATGGGGATCTGCATATCGGAGTCAAGCCAGAGGAGGCGGTCGGCCTTATTGGCCCTTGCCGCCTCCAGGAGCTTGTTCCGGCTGTCATAGATCAGTGTGCCGCGGCTGATTGCATACATTACATCCCACGGCTTGTCGAGCAGCAGAAGAGAGTGCATGAAGACGGCGTGAACCATGTCCATGCACGGGATCATTATCATCGTCCTCATGCACTCAACCCCTCATATCAGGTCTGGGCGAAGCGGACGAAAGCGCTCGTGTCGAGCAGCTCGCCGTCGGCCATGCAGCTGCCACGGAACTGGAAGTTCGTGGTGGTGGCAGACTCGAAGGGCTTAACCTCGAAGGGCTTGAAGATGTTGACCTTGTAGGCCTTCGGATCGCCGTAGAAAATGGTCTCCTTGCTGGAGATCTCAGCCTCGGACATCAGAACCACGTCATGGCCGAACAGCTTGATGTTGAAGCCGTCGGTAATGGTGTAGGCCTGGAGATCGCTCAGAGGCAGGATGTTGCCGTAGAACATGTTCGGGGTCATGATCCAGATGGCGCCAGCCTGGTACTGGCCGGGCAGAGCGCCCATGATGGCCAGGATGGAGGCCTTGGTCACGGTGCCAGGGATAGCGGTGCCGGAGGCGTTGACGCTCTCCTTGATGCCCTTCAGGGCATTCGTGCCGGAGCCAACAAGGATGTCCTTGTTGATGGCGTAGCGGATCTGGCCAACGAGGTTGTCAACGATCCAGTCATGGACAGCAGGGACAGCCATGTGCTCGATGTCAGCGCCGACGGTGAGCAGCTTCACGTAGTCGTTGGGAACGAGATCAACGTAGCCGATGACATCAGCGGACTCGGTGATGGTGGTGCCGACAGCGCCGGAGGCGGCGGCGTTGTTGGTGGTGCAGACCGGGTAGCGGACATAATTGGGGAACTGGGTCACGTCAACCTTGCCGAGCAGTTCGGCGGGCTTGACCAGGCGATCCCAAACCGCGTTCACGGTCATCTTGGGGATAACATTAGCGGCAGAGGACAGGGCGGCGCGCTCTTCCTCATTGATGTCGCGGCCGATGAGCTTCTTGACCCATGCGTCGCGATATTCGACAGAATCAATAGTAAACATTTTCTTCTTCTCCTCTACAGTGTTGAAAGTATTGGTGACTTCGCCCTTGCCACTGGCAACGGCAGCGCGGACTTCAGCGCGGCGGGCTTCTTCTGCCCTGCGCTCTTCGATTTCGTCCCTGATCGCTCTGGCTTCCGCCTCCAGCGCGTCCAGGTCAGCATCAGGAGATTCCAGATCCGCGGCGATGGCGGTTTTCCTCTCCTCGAGCTGTTCAACGGTCATTTCTTTGAGTTCCATCAGGAAACCTCCAGTATCTCGCGGATTTTCTGCTTCTGCTGCTCTCTCTTTTCCGCTTCGAGTCGCTCCGCTCGCTCAAGTTCGATCACTCCGTCGAAATAAGCGCGGGTCGAGACAGACAGCTCTGTTCCGGGATTCGCAGGGAACGAGACAGGTGAGACGTCAAACACCTTCGCGATCCTGTGAATCGTGCGCGTATGTGTTGCCCGGTCGTACTCGTCGCCGTCCGGCGCAACCGTAAAGGCAAAAGACATTTTCGGGTAGTTGCCAGCTTCGATCTCGTCGAACAGCTCCCGCGCCTTCTGCGTTTTACCAAGATATGTTTTCTGGCCGAGGCCATGCTCGTCGTGCCACAGCTCCACCGTGCCGGCAGTGCTGCGGGCGTACACCGGGCCGGAATGATCCACCCGGAAGACCACGTCGCTCATATCAGCCTCATCAAATGCCGTGGGATCGATGCGCTCCGAATAGTCGATACCGTCCTGCCTGAACAGGACATAAGGCTCGAACGTGGAAGCATAGCCCTCGACAAAATAGGATTTCTCCTCGCCTTCCTCAACGGTCGGCAGCCGGAGATCCATGCTCCGGTATTCTCTCTCTTTACTCGGCATCTTCTTTCACCTCGTTAACGTTGTAATACTCGCCGCGTGCCGGCAGCTGCCCGCCGAAGGGTTCCGGCAGCGGCGGCAGGTTCCAGATCTCGCGGATCTCGTTCCTGGTCATCAGACCGCGGTCGGCCATCTGGGCAGAGACCCGTAGCTTATCGGCGTTGGACATGTACTGGAGCCGGTTGGCGGTCGCCATAACAAAGTTGCCCTGACTCTGCTCCCGCAGCGTAAACAGCATCTTCGTCAGCACCTGGCTGAACTGAAGCGCCCAAGGTTCCACAGCGCCCTCATAGAAGGCCGCCCAGGTCTCACTGTCGAAGTGGTTCGTCAGGATATCCTCATTCACGCCGAAGTACTGGTAGACATTGTCCTTGATCACCTTCATCTGATCGGCATCGATCGTGAAGGGCTTTGCGGAGATCTGCTGGATGTTGCCATAAGTGTTCGGGAACAACAGCAGGCCCCCCGCTTCGACATCCCTAGCGAAGTTCTCTGCGGAGAAGCGTTTCCTCTCCTTGGCCAGATCCTCCGGCTTTGCGAAGTTCGTCAGCTGCGCCATGAAACGGTAGGTGGCCGCGGACTTCACGCCCTCCTTGATGCCCTGATCCTGGATGTGGATCAAGTCCATCGTCGGAAGCAGCGCGTCGTTGCTCTCGCCGAAGAAGTCGTTCTTGTACTGCATCCGGGTCATGATCCCGCAGTATTCCAGCTCCACGGAGGCCTTGTCGCCCCAGGCGAACTCATAGCGCAAGTACGGTTGACCATCGTACTGCACGACCTCGCAGCGTTCCGGCACCGGCGTATATATCCCGGAGATCTCTCCGAATTCATCCCAGATCGGAACGATGAACAGCGTGTTCGTGTTGTAGTAGATCGTCGCCGCTCTGGCAAGGAACTGGCTCCACGTCTGGAACTCGTTCGGCCCGTGCGAGAGTTTCCTCTGAAGCGCAGGCTTTGCAGATCCGAACGTATTCACGTCCAGTTTCGAGATATGCGTGGCTAGCGTGTTTATGGACGATCTCACAAGCTCGCTCTCGTACACGCCGCCCGTCCAGCTCGTAAAGTTGGGCATGTAACCGTTCAGCATCTTGAACGCGCCCTGGTACTCTCCCTGCTCCTTGGGCCTGTGCCCAAAAAGCGAATCAAAAAGACCCATGTTTCACCCCTCAGTTCTTTAGCTGTTCGCCGATGTCCCCGTACCACTTCTGCCTCACACACATGGCGTCCAGAAGAGCCGCGCAGCCGTCGATGTGGTCGTTTGGATTTATCTTTACCAGCCGCCCGCGCCCGCGCTCGACGCTCATCTTGATCGCGGAGTTGAGCAGATGGATTTTCAACAGATCATTGTCCCCAATGTGGATCCGGCCATCCTCCAGAAGCCCCTGCGTCTCCTGGATCACCGGGTAAAGGTTTTCGCCCTGGAACACGTCATCCATGTGGAAGCCGTATTGCTCCATCTCCTTGATCAGGTACTGGGCTGAATAGCGGTCGTAGCCGGTCATCAGAGGATAGATCTGATATTCCTCGACCAGCTGCCGGAACCAAGCGTACACGTCATGGTAATCGACGAAGTTATCACCGGACGTCTGGAGAAGGCCGCGCTGGATGTAAATGTTGTACGGGAGCTGATCCCGCTGGCTCGCCTCGTCTATCTTCTCAGCCGGCAGCCAGAACTTCGAGATCACGTACAGCTCGCCGCCCTTCTCAATCACGACGCAGGCCACTGTCAGATCTCGCGTCTGCGACAGGTCGATACCTCCGACGCAATAGCTGTTCCGGAAGTCATCCAGGTGCAGCTGCTCACCGTATGCGTCCTCGATCACCTGAGCCGGCAGCCATGCCAGGGAGCTGCTCTGTTTCAAGCAACAGTATTTCGTTATGAACTCGGCCTTTTTGCTCAGAGACTGCTCGGCGATTGCAATCTCTTCCAGCATGAAGTCAACCGATACCGAGACGCCCAGGTTGGGATTGCTCTTCCGGAGCTCGTTGATGTCGTTCCAGTGTTCGACATCGTCGATCATGTACAGGAACGGCAGCAGCCGGCGCTCCTTGGAATCGCCCAACAAAAAACGAGTTGATCGTTTGACCAGCTCGTCATAAATGGAATCGTTTATATAGCCGGATGTCGTGCAGCTGAGAAGCATCCCTTCCAGCCGCGCACCCATGCCGGATTTCATAACTTCATACTGCCGGAGACCCTTTTCCCCGTCCCAGGCCGCGATCTCGTCGCAGATACACAAGCTCGGGTTGAAGCCGTCAGATCTCTTCGCAGCGAATGCGATCTTCTTCACGGTGCTGTTGGTGCCGGCAATCGACAGATCTGTCTGCCGGTGCTTTGCCAGCATCGAATCATCCAGCGTCTTCTTGTTGTGCTCGTCCTTGCTGTTTTGGATCTGCTCCTTCAGCTCCTGCCACTCCGGATCCAGCTGAATCATCTGCCAGATGTTGTTATAAACGATGTCCGCCTGCTCCAGCTTCGGGGCCAGACAGAAGACCTTCGTCCCATAACCGCCATCCGCCCGGAAAATATAATTCCCGATGCCGGATGCCAGGATGGACTTGCCGTTTTTCCTCGCGACCACCAGAAGGATCTCCCGGAACTGTCGATAGCCGTCCTTATCGACCAGACCGAACACCGCGGACAGAAAAGCCTTCTGCCACAGCTCCAGCGAGATCCGTCCGGGGGCCAGATGGCCCTCTGTGTGGAACCAGTGCTCTTCGGCCCACTTAATCGCGGCATTGGCCCGCTCCTGGTCGAAGAAAAACTCCTTCTTCTCCAGACCGGCGACCAGATACTCGTACAGCAGCTGCACCCAGCGCCCGACAGTCACAGATCCATTCTTAATTTTCTGGTAGTAGGCGTAGATAAAGTTATCTCCGTCCATCTTGCGTTTTCTCGCCATAGTTCAAGCGTATCTCTCGCGAAGTGCGAAAGAACAG